AAAGTGCTTGTAAAGTCAAGCGAAATAACGAAGCACTTCCCTCCGGATACTGGTGCACTTATATTTGCTTTGACGAACTTAGACCCTGAAAATTGGAAAAACAAACAGGATAACAGGCTTTCTGTCGATGAGAGTGTAGGCGGATTTAAAATATCTGTTGTACACAGAGACGGTACGCCACCGATAGCCAACAGTGAAGATGACATCGCCGATTAGTCGGTTTGTTGTGAAATTTGTATATTTGTATTTAATTGTAATCTCTTTTTGCTAAACCAAGAGCCCCCTTTTGTATGGTGGTGTAAGTGGAAACACGAGATCGGCGTTTTTCTCCTGCCATGTACGCCAAGCAATAGGGGGCTTTTTTTTGAGAATGTAATGAAAGTACACGAATGTATAGAAATAAGCCGTCCCATATTGGAGGCGATGAGGCGCGCCGGGGTTAGGCTGGACGATGTTCGATACCTTGACATGTACAAGCGTTTCCTATCAATGAAAAGGGATTGTTTGAAAGTAACGTATATCGCCGAGAAATTGAGCGAGGAATATAATATAAAGCCGAGGCAATTTTACTACATTGTAAAAAAAATGGAGTCCGTTATAGAGTGACTCGAATGTGATTTAATGGGGTGTGCTGAAAATTCAGCTAACCCTATGTTTTTGCCGTTTCTGTCGCTTCTCTGGCATTTTTACCTCTTTCCCGATATAGCTTCAAATAAATATAGAAACGCTCTTATAACGCAAATATTTGTGCTGTTTTTTAATACCCCTTTTTGGGGGGATTTAAAAGGGCGTTTTTTTAATTCCGTAAAATCTGCGGATTTAACATTAAGATTGTAACATGTTGATTATCAGTTTGAGCGGAATTTTCGGCTTTAACAAATGGAATATTTTAATATAAAATGTTGCCGGCAAACGGAATATTTTTTACGCATTTGTTGCCGGCAAACGGTAGAGTTTATAAATGCCCTGTCGGAAATCCGAAAAACCTATGAATCAAATGTTTAATTATATACCTCATCAAAGATGTATTTTACATACCCCAAAAATGGTATATGTAAAAGCATAATACCCGGAAAAATGGGTATTTAAGGCTCCGCAAGTTTGTAAAATAGCTGAAAATCAATGTAAAGGATATTTTGCGGACACATCGATTCAATCTAAAACATATTTACCTGTCTAATAGAAATGCAATCGGGCGTAAATAATACGCATGAAATTGCGTGTTTATAACGGTCGATCGATGAGGGGCAAATTTATGGATATGAGCAAAGTGCGGAAAATCTTCCACAACTATACGGAAATAGGCTATATCGTGTAAAATAAAGAGGAAAAATTTCCACACTATTTTACGCTCATCGATGAGGCATAAAAGAAGGGGGTAGCCAAATTTTCGGCATACCCCCTAAAATACCTCTGCGTTATATATCCTATTCTGTCTTTTTTATGGCTGCAAGAGCCTCTGACAAATACGATATATCCTTCAATGTAAATTCATACTGACTTAACAAATTAGACTCCCTACATTCAGCGATGAATTTAACTTCTCCCTTACCTTGTTGTAAGAAGTCTCTTATTTTTTGTCTATATTCAGATTGTACAAAATTATGTCCATACTCGTCGTTAAGAGTTTCAAATTCCAAAATTTCTCCGTCGCTTCTCTTTGCCTTAAATTGGAAGGTGTCTAAATAGCCTTTTACGGGGTGGTTCCTGTTGTATTCGTACAGTTGTATGCAAAAAACCGATTCATCGATTATAAATTTAACGCCTAACTCTGAGTTTGTGGTTGCTGAATTGCTGAATTTTCCGGTGCAACTGGTAAATACATATCCCTCTTTTGTCGGTTCTCCAAAGTCGTCAACGTAATATGAGACTTTCCAAATGCCATACTCTCCTTTGTCCTTGTTTATTTTGGGGAGTTCGTTTTTGGGGGAATCGGCTTGTTTTTGTCCCTGTTTGTCCGTTTGCGGGGTTGATGTACAGCTTATAAATGAAGCAAGCACCAACAAGAAGCATAATTTTTTCATGATACGATTTTTTAAGTTGAAATGAATGCTCAAATGTAATAAAAATTTTATTTCTTTTTAATTCAAATCCAGACAATACTATCCTACAATCGAGAGATACCGGCTTAAAGATTCTATTTCAGCCCGTATAACGACCTTTTGGAACTCTACCGGGTTGTTCTCCGTATGAGAGGCTTCCAATGCCTTGTAATAGCTTATTTTGTCCTCGTTGCTGCCTTTGAGATTTACCAGCGTATAACCGTTGCGGAGTAAGTATAGATTCATCAGAAGCCGAGATGTGCGCCCGTTCCCGTCTATAAACGGGTGTATGCGTACCAACTCATCATGAAGGTAAGCCGCAATGAGTACCGGGTGAATACTTTTCTCCTCCATTTCGGCAAACCTTGTCATAAAAGCCTCCATTTGTGGTTGTATCAAATACGGTTGTGGAGGGACATGTGTACTTCCCGAAATCATAACAGGCACGCACCGATAACGTCCGGCATTCTCTCTGTCTATTCCATGTAGCACAATAGCGTGTATTTCCTTGATTGTGCGCTCCGATATTTCCATACCTCCCTTTGCAAAGTCCTTTATGTAGTCTATCGCCTCAACGTGGTTAATCGCTTCAAGGTGCTCCCGCATTGACTTTCCGGCGATAGTAACCCCCTCGTTCACTACTAACTCCGTTTCTTGCAGTGTGAGCGTATTTCCCTCGATCCGGTTGCTTTCATAGGTATATTCAATGGCAAACGCATTCTCTATCTTTTGCAGGGCATCCGGTGGTAATGGGCGCAGCCCCAACAAACCGGCTTTCAATGTGTCGCATTGAAGCAATAGCTTTGTTATTTCCTCGTTCATGGCTTAATCTTTTGACTCGGTTACCTTTAACTTGGTTCCACATTTAGGGCACGTTAAGACATTATTATCGCTATCTGTGCTCACTTCTTCCGGCGATGCGAAGAGCTGCCATAACGGGACATCTAAGGCGGTAGCGATTTTTTCAAGGGTAGATGTAGTAACAGAGGGAGCGTTTAGTGTTTGTTTCATTGATTGATAAGAAACCCCCACTTTATCGGCTAATGCTTGCTGGGTCATACCTTTTTCTTTTAATAATTCTTTGATTCTCATAAAGCTATCCTTTAAAATTATGGTGCAAATATACTTGTCTATCGCTTTCGTATAGTGTTTCATATACTAAATAATGTTAATCGTATATTATTTTTTATATCTTTTGTTTGGACAGGTATAATAAATAATATACTTTTGTCACATCAAACAAAAACAAACAAAGATATGAAAACGAAAATCGACAAATCGCAACTTTTCAAAATGGCATGGGTAATGTATAAACGCTCTATCTCGGTTCTCGGCCGTGAGTTCTGCCAGTCGTTCAGTGCTTGTTTGAGGAACGCATGGTTTAAGATGAAAGCGGAAGCCCGCAAAGCCGAAAAAGAGGCTCGCCGGTTAA